GTTGCCCCAGAATCAGCAGTAGTCAAAACAGCTCCGCCTGCCTGGTCTTGTAAAATTAACTGATTGCCAGATGTACCTTCGGGTTTTATAACTAAATTCGGCATGTATATTTTTTTCCTTTAATAGTTTATATTTCTATTTATATCTATTTATAAAAACTCTTCTTTAGTATTTATACATTTAATAATATAATCTTCTTGATGATTCTTCTACTTCCCACTTTTGGCCTGTGTCATCAACAATGGTCTCCGGTTCTCTTCCATCATCAATAAGTCCAAAAGGTAACATATCTTGCTCTAAAGTTTCCATTTGTTCTTCCCACATCTTTTTTCGTATATCCATATTTGTCAATTCTTTAAAATATCTCTGTTGAACCAACCAAGCAAATATAACTAAGGTCATTGCTAAATCATCGTGTGCCCCCTCTTCTGCTTGATATGTATTATTTTGTAATGCAAAAGTAGTAAGTTCTTTAATTGTCTCAAAATCTGGTATAATTAATTGTTCCTGTTCTATTAAATCTTTTAATGCTGCACACCCTATTCTCTTAATCTGTTTACTTGTTCTCAAACCTAATTGAATGTTCTTGGCGAATCCACCACCTATTTGTTGTCCTGCTCTACCTCTCATAGTAACAATCATTATGTTTTCGTACTCTAAATCATAGTGAAGTGTGTCGGCCACCTGAGAACCAATATCATTCACCTCAATCAATACATGTGCCATATTGTATTTATTTCCCACATTGTAGATCACATTGGGATATAATAATGGTGAAATTGTATTATCTCTAAACACGGCTACCTGTGTATAGGGCATTTCAGAAACATCAAAGACAGAAAAAGCAGAATAATCTACACCCTTACCTTGTGATGTGTCTGCAACCAATGCATATGTACGATTTTTTACGGGTTCAGCATATACAGACAAATTATTATTAATATGATGAGGTGATTTAAATACCATCGTTCTAAGCTTAGAAGGAGCAATTAAGGTATATGTTGATCCTACAAATTCACACTCAAACTCCTGAGTAAACTGTACTTCAGAAGTGTTTCGTATTGTCTCTTCTTTCCATTTACCGTCTCTGCCCGGCATTTCCGACCAATGAACTTCTATCGGAACATAATCACTTCTTCCCTCTTCTGCTTCTATCCACATTTTGTAGAACATATTGAGGCCAAGTGGAGTAGAAACGATTAAAACTTTTGTTGATTCACCAGAAGAAATAGTAGGATAAACTGAAGTGAAGAATGATTCGGCTATATTTTGAGGAACGTGAGCAAACTCATCAAGGAAAATGATATTAAATGAACTACCTCGAACAGCACTAGAAGAAGTTGCTGCAGCAATCACTTTACTACCATTTTCTATTTCAATATTACCTTTGTTCCATGTAACTACACCTTGTTGTAACCATTTAGGTAAATGTTCGTAAGCAAGTTGTAATCTAGAAAGTAGTTCTCTTGCTACCGCCCCTTTGTTTGCAAGAATGGCAACATTAACACTTTCATTAAATAAAATATAATGTAAGAGAAATGCGATGATAGTGGTAGACTTTCCGGTCTGTCTAGGCATTTTACAGATCACAAAACGATTATCATTGAACTTATGTATCATATCTTTTTGATAATCATACATGGCAAATGGAACTAAACCTTTATCTACATGAACAATACGTACATGATTCTTAATAAAATGTTCAGTATCTTCTTTACATTTCATGTATTGTTCAAGTGTTTTTTTCGTCCAATTTATCTTCTGTCCAACGTTTTTGAGGTTGGGGTTCCCGAGATAATTTTCGCTGGCCATATTAGTTACTTAACCTTATTATATCGTTTTTTAACACCTTTAGACTATCTTCCGACTACATTCTGTATATTCGTTTTTTATATATTGTAAACAATCCTGACAATCTTTAGTCTTTTTTTTCTTTGCCTGATTTTCAAGAATTTGATTTAACGAATTAAGCATTCTGTTCTTAGTGTGTTTAATTTGTCTTAAAATAAAATTATCAGAAAATTTTACTTTTATCATTTTTTCGCTTTCAAAAGTTTCTGTAATTCTGCGGTAGATCCTACAAAGACGGCGTTATTAACAGCAACACCAGGACCACCCTTCTCTATACTTAGTTCTTTTTTAGTTTTATGTAGAGTCATTAATTCTTTATTTGCATCTAATCCAGATTTAATTAATTGACCCACTACTTCGAACGCGCGTGGGTGTTCGGATTGTTTAGCAATCTCCAACATTTCTTCTACTGCATCTTGATTTCTTTCGATTAAATTATAGTAATTTTCACGGGCATAATTATAATCAATATCATCATCTTTACCAGTTTCCGGTATAATTCTAGAGGGTGGGTCCGGTTTAAGTTCTGCAGTAGGCACTAAACTTGTAATTTCTAAAATTTCGTCTATACGACCATCTAATGTTTCTTTCATTGTTCCTCATTTTATAAATTAACATCCAAGCCAGTTGTTACATCATTATCTATAGGGGGATCAAAAAATTCTACTGTCTGTGAATAACCAAAATCATCACTTGCTACCACATCATTAGCACCCGGAATTGTTGTTATTCGTGTTTTAATTCCTGCTAACGCGGCATCAGAACTCGATTCACTAAGGAGCCGCATTCTACCCGTAGCACCCGGAGAACCGGCATCGGCGTCAAACAATAGATAATTTGTTGTAAAATCAGTACTATCTTCTAATGTAATATATTCTGGAACTTCTGGTTCATCAGAAGTGGTTCTAAGGTGTACTAAAACTTTCTTCGTAACTGATCCTGATTTCACATCAGGATAAATATAACCCTTCATCATAAAATTTAATGTCCATATAATCTCTCTTTTTACAGAGCCACCAAGACTATATTCACCTTCGTAAGAATCTTCAATCGAAACATCATTCAATATTATTGAAATATCTGGTATAATATTCATAGAAGGAACCAAATTCACACTAACAGCAAACTCGGGGGTAAAGAACGGTACAATCTGTTCAAATATTTGAGCACCGTCTTCTGAGCTATCTACCATAGCAGATAAAGTAAAATCAAAATTATAAGGTACTGGATTATATTGTTTCATCAATGTAGTAGAATTTGTAGCATTATTAGCCGCATAAGTTCTACCTACAGTATTTAATTTTCTAGTTGGATCATATACAATAGCATTTAAATCAAAACCCATTCTCGGCAAACTTGTTCCTATACTCTCATCAGCTTTACTACCTCTTCGTACACGCAAAAGCATTTTATCTTTAGACTCATACGCAATAGGAACTTTAATTTGTTCAACAATTACACCTGAAGCATTTTTTCTCTGAATATTAATATCATTAAAAAGTGTTCCAAATACAGCAACATATTTTCTAATAGTTTGATGATAATAAGTTGTTCCTAACATTATAAACTCCCGAAAGGATTACCTTCGGTGAAATCTATAATAGAATCTGCCTCTTGTTCTATTGCTAAATTATCACCTGAAGATGCTGAAGTGGAGTCTTGTGCATTGAATGATGTGATGGTATAACTAGCCCCGGAACTATCTCCAACAATATTTTTTGTTCCAGAGAAATTGCCCGTCATATTAATAAGATTCAATATCTTGGTTGTGGAACTCCAACTAGCCACCTCACCTGTTACAGTAGCCTCGGCTAAAGAATCTCCTTGATATACAGTTTCTTCTACTGTATAATTTCCACTTCCAGAATCCATTGTAAAATCTAAAGAGTATGCTTGTAATCGTTCAATCTTGTCAATGTCTTCTATGCCTGTATCCAATTTCTGGTCGGAATATGTAAACATTTCACACAAGATATCAAAAACTTGTAGTCCACCGGTCTGATAAAATATCGATTCATCTTCTACAAACAAAACTTGAAATAATGCATTTGTCGTAGGGAAATATATTAAATCACCTTCTCTTGGAGAAGTGTCTCTACCTTCTCCAACTAAACCCAATTCAGACCATCTGCGTCTCGCTACAGTAAATGTAATTTGGTCTTTTATTTGTAGACCGAATTTTGCAACAAACTCACCCTCACCCTCAAATCCATCAATGGTTTTAATATAC